AGAACTGTTTCTATTCCAGATGGAGTAGAAAAAGTTTATAATGTTCAAAATGCATGTGATCATGCAGGAAACACTTTAACTTTTAAAACAGCTTCAGGTACAGGTGTTCTTTTATGTGAAGGAAATAATTATGTATTATATTCTGATGGAACTAATGTAGTAAAATTATCTGAGCAAAGAAACTGGAGAGCAGTTTCTGCAGCTGAGACAGTTCAAGCTGGCGCTCAACTTTTAGTAAATACAAATGGTGGAGCAGTAACAATTACACTACCTGCATCTCCTGCTACAGGCGATGAGGTTTCATTTGTAGATCAAGGTTATGATTTTGACTCTAACGCATTGACTGTTGGAAGAAACAGTTCTAATATAGCTAACGCAGCAGCAGATTTAGTTGTAAATACTCAAGGTGCTGGTTTCTGTTTAGTATTCTCAGGAGATGCTACAACAGGTTGGACATACAAGGAGAAATAGAATATGGCAAATTACGAAGCAACAAAATACGATTTTTCAGGAGCAAACCTTACTGGTATCGAAGGAATTCCTACAGCTACTATTGTGCCGTGGTCTGCGTCTTCAGTGCCAACAGGTTTCTTAGAATGTAACGGAGCAGCTGTATCAAGATCAACTTACTCAGCTTTATTTGCAATCATAGGTACAACTTATGGAGCTGGTGATGGTTCATCTACTTTTCTTTTACCTGACATACAAGATAACGTGCCACTTGGAAAATCTGGAACTAAAGCCTTGGCGTCAACTGGTGGAGCAAACACTGTAGCCTCAACTGGAAACGTTGGAGGATCAACAGCCAATGCAACTTTATCAACGGCGCAACTTGCTTCTCACTCTCACACTTACAAATTAAATCCCGCTAACAGTCCAGGGCTATCAGCGGCTGATAAAAATAGACCAGACGGAAACGCCTCTACGACTAACACAGGTTCTGGTACAGGTCACTCACATAACATGAGTGCAACTTTTTCAGGTGATGCAACTTCGGTTCTTCAACCTTATATAGCAGTAATTTATATTATTAAGACATAGGAGAAAATATGGCAACAAACGCACAATGGACAGTAGTAATGGAAGACAAACTTGTTCTCAAAAATTTTGCAGAGGGCGCTGGTGAAGGTATTGGATATATAATAAATGATGACTCTTTTTGGAATCAATCTAAGTTTGCAAATATTTGGGCTATTCAATATGGAACATCAAATCCTAATGACACTGTAGAGTACAGAGATGAAACTCCTCACTCTACTTGGGAAGCTTCTAACTTAGGTGATTTTTCAGGCTTTATTACTAAATGGGATGCAGCTCATTTAGCTCAATTACAATCTGATTGGGATGAGAATATTGTTGAAGACGAAACTGAGTCAGATAAGATTGCTAGATTAGGTGCAAGACCTACTTCTTACTCCTCATAGTTTTTAAAATTTTTAAATCTTTATCAGAGTAAAACTTACCTGTTTTTTTCTTATAACTATCATATGCATGATGTTTAAAGTATCCATTTTTATTTATATAATGAAAAAATACTTGAGCCATCCCCTCTCCTTTATAAACACCTGGACGCCAATGTTCATCTCTGCAACCAGCGTATAATAAAGCATCTCCTTCTTCTAATTCAAAAGATGTACCTTCAACAATAATTGGCCAATTATCATATTTTTTTATACAAACAGTAATAGACACCTCACACGCTGGTCTGTCTTGATGTCTTTTTAATGCACCACCAAAAACATAATATCTCCAATAAGCGTAAGTTGGAAATAATTTTAAATTAGATTCTTCTTCTACAATGGGTAGTTTTATATCCAATAAAGCAGTCATTAAAGGATCATAATACCAAGAAGGTGAAAAAGATTGACTGTCTGTTACACAATCTTTGTTTTCATCTAATTTATTGTAACAATATTTTTGGAGAATATCTAATTCCTCTTTTGTAAAAAATTTTTTTATTAGTTTATGTTTTATTGAAGCCATGCAACTATGCTATATCGTGTTCCTTTTGTAATTGGCTGAATACCATGTGGATACATAAAATTACTTGGAAAAAATACTATGGACCCTTTTTCTAATTTTAGTCTTTTAATTTCTTTTTCTTTTTGATCTGTAAAAATTAAATCCCCACCTTCATACTCATCATTTAAATTAATAATAATACTTAAATGTCTAGGTGTATCTGTATAATGATCTGTGTGAACTTCGTATTTTCCGCCAGGTGGGTATTTTAATAAATCTATTTGATTTATTTTGTAACTAGTCATCTTGGGAAATTTTATCTTATAATAATGGTATAATCTTTCTATTTCTTGTTTTATTAAATTCCAATAAAATAAATTAGTTGGCGTATTTAAATTTAAATTATATCCTTTTACATTTCTAACATTTTTATCTACTCCTTTGTATGTGTGTAAATTTTCTTTAATTTTGTGTTTTGATAAAAGAATTATTTTTTTAATGAAATTAGGATTTACAATGTTTTTTATTTCAACTATATGTTCAGTAATATCCATTTATCTTAATAACATCCAAGAAGTAAGTAAGTATTTTTCACCGGAAAGTGGTGAATTACCTCGATGTACATAAGGAAAACCTGCAGGCCAAATAACTATTCTACCTGTTTTAGGTTTTACTCTTTTTGAAAAATGTAAAAATTCTGTTTCTCCACCTTCTTCTACATCATTTAAATAAATAGAAAAAACAAAAGCACGTGGCTCCATTTCATAACCTTTGTTATGTTCGATGTGCCAAATATGATATCCCTCTGTTGGTAAAGTTTTTTGAATTTTTAAACCGGTATAAAAAAAACTATCTACATTATAAGCATCACGTGCTCCTGTATTTTCAAGATAGTGATTAAATGCTAAATCAAAATTTACAATCATTGATTTTAAAGATTCCCACCATACGTCCATATTATAAGACTCTGCAAAAAATTGTTCGTCTTGTTTTTTAAGGACAGAGGCTTTTTCAAAACCTATTCTGTTAACAGTATTATTAAATTTAAATTGCTGTTCATATAATTTAATAGCTTTTTCACATTCTTGCTCAGTAATGTAATTATCATATACACCAATAAAGTTGGTGATATTTACTGTTTTATCCATTATAATATTGAGTCTTTCATTATTTATATAACTGTAATATAAGGTACTATATGCTACAAAAATTAAATTTCAAGCCCGGTTTTAATAAGCAAGATACAGAATCAGGGGCCGAAGGCCAATGGACAGACGGTGATTTTGTTAGATTTAGATATGGTTTACCAGAAAAAATAGGTGGCTGGTTACAATTAACAGCTGGCGGTAAATCTTTGCCTGGCGCTGGTAGAGCACAAGTTGCATTCTCTAGTTTTGCAGGTGAAAAATATGCAGCCATTGGAACATCACAAGGTTTATTTTTATATTATGGTAATGACTTCTACGATATTACACCTTTAGATACTGCAATTACAGGTGGAACTTTAACAACAACCAACGGATCTAGCACTATAACTATTAATAAAGGATCGCATGGATTAGCTGTTGGAAGATATGTAACCTTATCTGCAGTAACTGTAACGGGAGCTAGTGGTTATACAGCTGCAGATTTACAAAAAGTATACGAAATTTTAACTGTGCCTGACATAGATAAATTTACTGTTCAAGCAGCAACAGTTGAATCAGGGTCTGGTATGACAGCGGCAGGTGCTGTCACTGTTAATCCCTATGTTATAGTTGGACCAACAACACAAACTACAGGTTATGGTTGGGGCACATCTACATGGAACGTTGAAACCTGGGGCACGGAACGATCTACAAGTTCTGTGGTACTGGATCCAGGAAACTGGAGCCTAGATAACTTTGGTCAAGTTTTAGTTGCAACTGTATTTAACGGTGAAACTTTTACATGGAACGCAGGAGCATCAAACGCTAGAACCATCAGAGCTTCAAAATCTACAAGTAGTTTTGCAACTACAAACAATCCTACAGCTAGCAGATTTACTTTGGTATCAGATAGAGATAGACACTTATTTCACTTTGGAACTGAGACAACTATCGGCTCACCGGCCACTCAAGATCCAATGTTTGTAAGATTTTCTAATCAAGAAGATTTAAATACTTATACACCAACAGCTACAAACACTGCCGGTACATTTAGATTAGATACTGGTAATGAAATAAGAGCAGCTATTCAAGGTAAAGACTATGTGTTTGTCATAACAGATAACGCAGCTTACGTTATTCAATTTGTTGGTCCACCATTTACATTTAGTGTTAGACAAGTTGGTACAAACTGTGGATGTATTGGTCAACATGCAGCTACGTTTGTTAATGGTGCTGTATTTTGGATGGGTTCTCAAGGTGGTTTTTTTGTATTTGATGGTACAGTAAAATCATTACCTGCTCTTATAGAAGATTTTGTATTTAGTACAGATGGCACTAACCTTGGATTAAATTTTAATGCAAGTGATGTTGTATTTGCAGGGTCAAATAATTTATATACAGAGGTTAATTGGTTTTACCCTAAAGCTGGATCTACACAAATTGACAGATGTGTAACTTATAATTATTCTGAAAACTGTTGGACAACGTCATCGTTAGATAGAACAACGTATGCAGATCAAGGTGTATTTGATAACCCTTATGCAACAGATTATGACGATAGTTTAACTCCAGTGTTTCCGGATATTCTTGGTATCACTAATAAATATGGAGCTAGTATTTACTATGAACATGAGGTTGGCACAGATCAAGTTAACAGTGTTGCAACTACAGCTATTCCAGCATTTATAAGATCTGGAGACTGGGATATTACATCTAGACGTAGTGCTCTTGGTCAATCTACAGGTATTGCAGATTACAGAGGAGATGGTGAATTTTTTATGTCTGTTAAAAGATTTATACCTGATTTTAAATATCAAACAGGAGATGCGCAGATTACCTTGTTTGTAAGTTCTTATCCAGATGATGTAGCTGTAAGTTCTCCACTTGGACCCTTTACAGTTACTGCAGCAACTGATAAGATAGATACCCGAGCTAGAGGAAGATTACTATCTGTTAAAATAGAAAACGATGGTACAGGTGAAACCTGGAGATACGGCACACTAAGATTAGACGCACAACCGGACGGAAGAAGATAATGGCTGAAGTAGCTTCACAAAATTTATATAATCAATTAACTCCTATGGGGCAATTGTATTATGATCAACAGTTTAAAAAACAATACACACCTGGTAAAGAAAACATACTTTTGAGTTCTCAACCAGAGTATGAGAAAATGAAAGCTGTTTTTGAGTCGGAACAACAAGTGCCTGAAAAAAGTTTTTTAGATTCCATAAATATTTTTGGTTCAGCAAGCGCAGCAGAACCAGACAAAATAAATACTGTATCTAACACTCCTGGTTTTGAAACTATAGTAAAACCTGACGGGACAATTGAGATTGTGCCTGTAGGCACAAGCAGTGAGTTACCATTTAAATCAATGCAAGAATTAGCAGCTGAAAATGCTAATTTAAATTTATTTCCAGCACCTTTAAATGTTTCAAACTTCCCTGCGAATACATTTGATGATCAAGTTAATTTTGCATTAAAACCACAACCATTAAAAAATTTAGGTTTTGATACTTCTTTTGGTGTTGCTAATGAAGCAGATGTTGAGCAAGAGTTTTTACCAGATCAAAAAAAATCAAGTGGTATAGCAGATTTATTTAGAACTCTTATAGGTTTTGCTGTACCTGGTTCAAGTTTACTTATGGGTGGTTTTGATGGTATTAGAAGTTTAAATCAAAGATTACGTAACACAGATTTTGGTAGATCTAAAAATTTAATGGACTTTATAGATATGAAAAAATATGGTGGATACCAAGGTAGAGAAGATGCAAGAGCTGCAACTATGGCTCAAGCAAGAGGTATTCAAAACAAAATAGATAGAGGTGAATTTGGAACAGCGTCTGCTCAAGATAAAGCAAGAGGATCTATGCCTTCTAGAACAGCTAGCGCACCTTCTAAATCTAGATCATCAGGTGGATATGGTGGAGGAAGAGATAGAGGACGAGGAGATAGATTTTAATGGCTAAAATAACAAACTACATACCTGAACCAAAACAAGAATACGACGTAGAAAATCAAAGACAGATATTAGAGTCTTTAACCACATTACAAAATCAGCTTAACTTTTCTTTTCAACAAGACTTGAAAAACGAACAGGACGCATTTAATTATTTCATGGCATGACAATACAATATAAAAATGCAATTAAATCTTTAGGAGATACTAATTTAAATACTGTATTAACAATATCTACGACGGCTGTGGCTATTGTTAAAAGTGTTTATTTTACTAATTCTAGCACAGGAACTATTCTGTGTAATGCTTCATTAAGAGATAGTTCAGCGTCTTCTGATATAGAGTTTTTTAGAAAAAGCATGGGTGCTTCATCACAAGAAAATGCTTCACCTCAAGGCTTGAATTTAGAAGAAGGAGATGCTATAAAAGCGCAAGCAGCTACAGCAAGTAAAGTAACAGTTGTTGTTAGTTATGCTTTAATAACTAGAGAGAATGAAA